AAATCCTGTTGTTCCAGATGCTACAGAAAATGCTTCTGTTTCTACTTCAAACAATATAGCATTGTCTCAATTTAGAAATACAATTAAGTATTATTATATCACACAAACAGGAACAGATACTAACTTTGATATTGATGCTCAATCTTGGAATAATAATTTAAACAAAAACATCCGTAAATGGATGTATATGAACGGAACTTGCGGTTCTAATAGTACATCACTAGCTGCTGCTTCTTTTGATTTTACATCTTACAATTTAACTGTTGATGTTTCTGGATATATTTACGGAGCAGGTGCTGCTGGTGGAACATCATCAACTATTAGTGGTGGTTCAGGTGGTGCAGCATTATCAATGTCTTCATCTGGTGGAAATAATATTGTAGTTTTTGTTAGATCTGGTGCTCAGATTTATGGTGGCGGTGGTGGTGGAGAAAAAGGTGCTACTGGTGCTACTGGTTCATCAGGAACTTGTGTAAACACAACAGAAACAGCAGGTTGTGGTGGTGCCCCAGGTTGTCCAAGTGGTTATTATCAGACTGGATACAATGGAAACTGTGGTGGATGTTGCCAAACTTATTCTTGTGGATGGGGCGGTACTTGCTGTTCTCAAAACAGACAATGTAGATATTGTCGTCAAGAATATACAGTTTCTGGCGGAACAGGTGGTGAAGGTGGTAATGGTGGTCCAGGAAGAGGTTACAATAACTTATCTGGTTCTTTATCTGGTTCTGGTGGGGCTGCTGGCGGCGCTAATAATGGATGTGGATCCACAAATGGTGCAACAGGTGAAACTGGTGGATCTGGTGGTGAGTGGGGTATTAGTGGTGGAAACACGACAAATACGGGGAACGGTGGTTCACCAGGAAGTGCAATTTCCGGATCAAATTATTCTGTAACCGGTACAATTAACTCTAGCACAATAAAGGGTGCTTATAACCCTTAATAAATAATTTTAACTGAAGAATATCAAAATGTCTGACGAAAAACAGTATCCTTCTCTTGGAGAACAAGCAAAAAATCTTGCTAATTTTTCTTGGGATCTTATTAAGTATATTCACGAAAATCACAGTGCTGTACTATTTGTGTCTGATGATGTTTATAAACAAAGAACACAGATTTGTAAGTCTTGTGAAAGATTTGATGATATGGAAAACAAATGCATGGAGTGTGGTTGTTACATTCCTGGAAAAGCAAGAATCATATTGGATTCTTGTCCACTAAACAAATGGGTTGCTGATGAAACTTCCTGGCAAGAAAAGTTTGAACAGATAACCGAAAAACTTGACAAGAAAGAGGAAAATCAGTAGACTACCTTTGTCTGGGTTGAAGATCAGAGTCTAAGACACTTTAAGAACCGTCCACTGGATCGCACCAGGGGCGGTTTTCTGCTATAATAGTCCTATACGCGATGAGACCTGTGATTCAACTCCGACCTCACCAGCAACGTGGTCTTGATGCTATGGAACAGTATCAACTCGGTCAACTGATCATGCCGACTGGCGCTGGCAAGACCCCCACGATGATCTTTGATGCCATCCGTCAGTTTCTGAAAGATATTCCTCAGACGATTGTAGTCTGCTGCCCGCGCATCATCCTGGCAGAGCAGTTGTCCAGTGAGTTTCTTGAGTTTATCACAAACGCACAAGTTCTCCATTGTCACAGTGGTGAGACTCATCACTTCAGCAGCACTCGTCCCAATGTGATTCGTACTTGGGTAGAAGCAACTCAAGGTCACAAACTAATCTTCACTACTTATAATTCTCTTCAGCGTCTTCAGCAAGCAGATATTCACGTTGATACCATCTACTTTGATGAGGCACACAACTCTGTTCAGCGTAACTTTTTCCCTGCTACGGAGCACTTCTCTGCTGTTGCTGACCGCTGCTATTTCTTCACTGCTACTCCTAAGCATTCTGTCACTATTTCTAAACCTGGTATGAATATGCCAGAGGTTTATGGTCAGGTCATCTGTAATGTTCCTGCCCCTGAACTGGTGGAGCAAGGTTACATCCTGCCCCCTAAAGTTGTGGTCAAGCAACTGGAGATGGTTCAGGACAAGCAGATGATTGCTGACCGTGACTCTGCTAACCTACTGGAGACTATTGATGATAATGGTCTGGACAAAATCCTGATCTGTGCTCGTTCCACCAAACAAATCGTCAACCTTGTTTCACAGTCTGACTTCTGCTCTGACCTCAAGGAGCGTGGTTATTCTTGGATGTATATTACTGCCAAGACTGGTGCTGTGATTGATGGTCAGAAGGTCAACCGTGAGGTGTTCTTTGACACTCTGAATGCCTGGGGCAAAGACTCCTCCAAGAAGTTTGTGGTTCTTCATCACAGCATTCTGTCTGAAGGAATCAATGTTCAGGGTCTGGAAGCAGTTCTGTTTATGCGGAATATGGACTACATTGGTATCTCTCAGAGCATCGGGCGGGTGATCCGTCTGGGAGGCACCCAGAAGACCTTTGGACTGGTCTGTGTGCCCATTTATGACAAGGTGGGCATCAGCACCGCCAAGAGCGTTCAGGCGGTCGTAGACACCGTTTTCAAGCAGGGTATGCCTGCCATCAGCGTTGTCAGGCGCTGACTTTTCTGCTATAATACTCACACACAAGGAGGAATCCCCCAATGCGCTGCAAAGTTCAACTCTATGTCGCTGGTAAAGTCTTTGATGAGATCGTTGAAGCACGCGATTATGATGATGCCAAGCGGACTGCTCTGGCACGCAACCCAAGTGCTAAAGTTGTTGGTGTGACCGCTGTATTCGGATGAGCGAAAACTTTCAGAAACCTTTTGTAGATCGTCCAGGAATCTTAAATCCAAAACCATCAGATCCACAAGGTTATATAACTAAAGATGGAATGTGGGCTGCTGTTCCATTTGGTAAAAAATTTATGATTATTCATAACGGACAGCAGGTTCATCTAGCAAACAATTACAAATCCGCCAAAACCTACATTCAAAAGTCCGCAAAAGGCGCATCGGTATCTAGTCTGGATCAATTTCTTGGTTAAATAATAAAACTATGAGACCTAGACGATGACTTATTATGCTTGGTTTATCGTATTCGCAGTAGTGGCATACTTCATCGCAACAGATGAGAGTGTCGCTGCTGCTTTTTATTATCTTACAAGACTCATAAAAGTTTACTATGAAAAACAAAAGTGGTGGTTGCTTCACAATCCTCGCAATCCTGTGGTAAAATATCTGATGTGGCGTCGTGCTTTGAAACTTGCTAAAGAACTTGAGAAGGAGTTTAAAAAATGAAATTATTTAAGTTTAAGCATCGTTATGACTTTGGGCACGAAGTTTATGTTCAAGTTGTTAATATTAAACGATGGAGTTTGTTTCAGTTTTCTGTAAGTTGGAATGATTATCCATCGTGGCCTTATATTCAGATTACTTCTGGAAGTAATGGTTTACTAGGTATTCTTTTCTGGGCATATAAGTTTGGATTTGATATTGATGTGTTTTCCAGAACTTGGAACTGGGATTATATGAAGGAAGTAGATGAAAAAGATATTGATTATCTTGGAATGGATGAGTGCTGATGTTTAGCAAAGCAGTTAAAGGAACTGAAAAAATGAAAACCACTCTGAACTGGTGGGAGTATTGGATTGGTCATTGTTGGATGACTGGATGGCAAACTATTCGTCATAACTTCAGAATCTGGGCAGATCTGATGGGTTCTTCCTATGAAAATTATGCTCTCCCCAGAACAGTAGAAGACCCAGAACAAGAGTGTTTAGAGTGGTTTTGGGTAGGATTGAATGATGATGATGTTTATCCCAGAGAGTTTCTTGAATATCTGCTACAAATGGTAGAGGATATTGAAACTGGTAAAGAAAAAACATATACTTGGGAAGAAGTCAGGGAAAGTATTTTAGAATGGTCAAATGAAGTTTTAGATGGTGTGAATTTGGATGAGGAGTTGCCTGACGAAGACACTTCAGAAACTGGCACACCAGAAGAGACTGAAGAGTCTTGATGCCCTATAATACTCTTATACGAAACAGACCTATGACTCTCAAAGAGAAGAAGGCACTACTCAAACGCCTTGAGCAGGCAGGCACCAGTTGTAAGGATTGTGGCAGCACTTATGGTGTCTATTCAGTTGGTTGTTCTTCCAGTTGGATTGGCAAGTGTGGCGTCTGTGGTGAAGAAAAAATCGTCACTGAAAGCCGCGATTATGCTTACTTTATTACTGGTATTCGCAAACTGAAACTTGAGATCCAAAATGAGAAAAGTAACCGTAAGACCCAAAAGCAGCAAATCCAAGAATAGATTAGCAAACATTATGGACAATAACCCTGTCTGTATTGTAGAGCAGGACACTGGTGGTGAGTTATTCTTGGCATCAGAAAACCGCAAATACTTCTTCTGGGTTAGCACACGAACTGG